GGTGAGCGAGCGTTAGGACGTTTACAACGCGCAGGCAACAACACAGAAAACGCTTTAAAACGCATGGCAGGCGCATTGGCAGGGCTATTTGCCACAAGTAAAATAATTGAGTATGCCGATGCTTATACAAGCTTACAAAACAAACTAAAACTTGTAACTAATTCAACAACAGAGCTTGGATACGCTACTGAAGAAGTTGCAAAAATTGCTAAAAAAACAGGACAAGGATTAGCAGCAACAGCAGACTTATATTTTAAAATTAGTCAAAACACAGAAAAGTTAGGCGTTTCAATGATTGATGTTTCGAGAATAACTGAAACATTTGCAAAAACATTAGCAATATCAGGAGCAAGTACACAAGGCGCAGAGGCCGCTATTTTGCAATTTGGTCAAGCTTTGGCAAGTGGTGTGATTCGTGGTGATGAATTTAACAGCGTGGCAGAAAACGCACCTGCTGCATTAGACGCATTTGCTAGAGCATTGGAAATTCCAAAGGGCGAGTTACGAAAACTAGCAGCAGAGGGACTGCTAACCAGTGATATTTTAATATCAGCACTAAAAGAACAATCTCAAGTTGTTGACGATTTGTACGCGAAAACAAACACGACCATAGGGCAAGCATCAACAAAACTTAAAAATTCTATGATTCTTTTTGTTGGTCAATTAGATACAGCAGTTGGCGCAAGTAATTCGCTCGTTAGCTCATTAGAGGGTATTAGTAATTGGTTAGATAGTGGTACACCATTAGAAAATACAGCATATCAATTTAAGCTATGGAGCTATGCCATAGACGATGTTTCTAGCGGCACTGTAGAGCTTTTAATGTATATGGGTGTTCTTAAAAAAGATGGTGGCGATACAGCCTCGTTTTTAAGTGATGCTTTTACTAAGTTGCCCGTAAACATTGCATCCTCATTTAAAATAGCAAAGGTCGAGGTTAAGTCTTTTTTTGATTATGTCAAAGAGGGGCTAATTATTAGTGCTGAAAGATGGCGCGAATTAGATAACGAGCGTAAAAACTCGATTGCGTCAATTTTAGCAGAACGTGAGGCGCGTCTTAGTTCAGGTGATGCAGCAGTTAAAGCGATTAGAGACGAAAGAAAAGCGCGTGAAGAATTGCGTTCACAAAAAGAATTTGAGTCAATACTTGATTCCATCGAAAAAGAAAAAACGCAAAAAACCACTAAAGAGCTTTTTGAGGAGCGCAAAAAACAGATACAAGCTGAAAAAGATGCAGAGAAAGCCGCAAAAAAAGCAGCTAATGACAAAACAAAAGACAACGAACAGCTTAAACGCTCTTACGAAGATTTGCTATTAAGTCAAAAAGAACAGATTGAGCTATGGGGAGATGATAGCGCACTAGCCAAGCTTAACTTTGATTTAAAAAACACAGAGTTAAGTAAATTATTACCTAAAGAAAAAGAGTTGTTACGAATCCAAGCCGCTAAAATTGACGCTTTAAAAGCTGAAGAAGAGGCAAAGGCTAACCAACAACAAACCGATGATTTTATGGCGCAACAAGGCCAAGAGCTTGACGCTTTACGCAATAGCTACGCCACTAAAAACAAGATTGTTTATCAAGCCTATTTGGCGCGTGAGGCTATTATTCAACGTGCTGAGGCTAGGCTTAAAGATTTTGATGCTGAGGCCGCAAAGCTACGGCATGACAACGAGAAACAATATGGTGCTGATAAACTAGCAATACAGCGTGATACAGCAGCAGAACAAACAGCGATAAAACAAACAGAATTAGGAATGATGTCTGATTTAGGAGGTAGCATACTTGAATTGGCTAGAAAGACTGGCCACGAAAACAATGCTATTGCACAGGCGGCTTTTGTTGCTCAAAAAGTTATTGCTATTGCACAAGCGGCTTTAATGGTAGAACAATCAGCTATTGCAACTCAAGCAAGCTATGCAATGGCAGCAGCATTGACTGCAAACCCCGCTTTATTAGTTGCAGGTACAGCTCATGCCGCAATGATTCGCGGTTTAGGATATGCAAATATAGCACTAATGGGCGCAATTGCTGTTGTAGATGTTGCTCAAAATGTTAGCGGTGCAAGAGCAATGGGTGGTGATGTCCAAGCAGGTAATCAATACTTAGTGGGCGAGCGTGGTGCTGAGATTATCACGATGGGCAGCAACGGCCATGTTACACCTAATCATAAGTTAGGTGGTGGTGATACTAAAGTGACGATTGTTAATCAAACCACGGGTAAAATAGACCGCACTGAAGAGCGTAGAATGCCTGACGGTGAGCTTATTTTAACCGTGATTGAAGCAGTAGCAGCACAAACTAGAGACCCTAACAGCAAGATTAGCCGCGCCCAGCAACAGTCTTATAATTTACAGCGGAGACGCTAAAATGACCGCAATCAATTTGCCGCGTGATTTATATCCTGTTACCTCGCCAAGTGGCTATAGTCATGGTTCGGCTGGTGGTGTAAGTCGTACCGAGGTTGAGGGCGGTTTTAATCGCTATGCGTTAAGCTATGATAGAGGCGTGCAATTGTTTAATGTGGCTTTAGCGTGTACAGCAAGCCATTATCAAATATGGACACTGTTTTTTTATAACATCATTAAAAAAGGCTCTTTGTCTTTTAATATGCCGTTAGATAGTGGCGCAGGATTACAACAACATGAAGTAAACATCATACCGCAATCGGTTAATGTGGCAGAAACAGACGGCAATAATTTTGTAGTGACTTTTCAAGTCGAGGCCGATTCAAGCGCGTATGATTTTGATGATGAAGCCACTGAAACAGTATTAGCTATTTGGGAAACAAGCGGAGACGTTGGTGAGCTTATAGACCGTCTTGCTGAGTTTACGTTAGAAGATACGTTGGTGCTAGTATGAGTTTAGATGTAGAAGCCGCATTGCGTGAGTTTTTGGCTAGTGCGCCACAAACAAAATACATGATTGAAGTGATAAGTATATCTCACTCTAACTTAACACAGACTTATCATTTATGGCGTGAGCCTGTGGATGGTGCTGTTGTTGATGAAGATAGTAATACGCTTATTGTGCGCTCTACTAATTTTCAAGTCGGATTGGCAGGAAGCCCCGACAATTTAGACCAAAAATTCACAATTAGCATTGATACAACCGATGCAGAAAACCTACTAAGAACAGAGTTAGACAGAATACCTTTAGGCACAACAGAGAAAATCATTATTACTTATCGTGCTTATTTGTCCAATGATTTAACCGAGCCGCAAGCCGTACAGCGATTACAAGCTGAGTCAATAAATTACAATCGAGGCACTGCTACTATATCAGCCGTGGCGCGTAAACTTAATGTGCTTAAAACAGGCGAGCTTTATACGTTTAATAGATTCCCTATGTTAAGAGGGTTTTTATGATAGAACGCTATATCGCCAAACATTACGAATGGCCGCCATGTTGGCAGTTAGTAGCCGATGTTTATGTAAATGAGTTAGGGTTAAGTCTTGATGATTACACGCCCAAAACCGACTCAATGCGCGATGTAGCTAATGCGTTTAGATTAGCATTGCATAACAATAAACACGGATTTACTAAGCAAGATAAGCCTATGGATTATTTTGTGGTTTTGCTTGGTAAGTTTAAAAAAGTTACGCATTGTGGGTTATATTATAACGGTGGCGTGTTGCATAGCTTGCGTAATATGGTGATATGGCAGCCGTTAACACAGATAGCAGATGATTACGGGCTTATTGAGTATTATAGCTATGACTGTAAAAATTAGTTTTTATGATGGTGTATTTAGTAGTGACTGTACAGTTTACGAAGCCGAAAGCGTTGGCCGTTGGATTTTAGATAATAAAAGCAAATTAGTTAATTTTGTGGTGTTTGATGGTCAACCAAGTTTAGAAACTGATATAACTAAAGATGTGCAAAAACTAATGGCAGCCGATGGGGATTATGTTGTTTTAAACAGCCCTGCTAGTGCGCTTGATTTATTCTTCCCATTTTGGTCGGTATCAGTGCGAGGCATTGATTATCTAGCCAAACAACTTATACCAACACCAACACTACCAAACAACATAAACCGCTCACAACAAAGCCCTAACAATGCGTTAGCGGGACGTACAAACGAGCCGCGCATATTGCAGCGTATTGAAGATATATTCGGCACTGTGCGCTCTTATCCATCATTATTGCAGCCTGTTTACTCTAAATACATTAACAATACACAATACGAATATAGCTATATGTGCATTGGGCGCGGTTGGTACGATATTGATGATGTGCGAGACGGTGATTCACTTGTTAGCGATGTTACTGGCGCAAGTGCTGAGTTTTATAGCCCTTTTACTTCACCCAATAGTGGCAGCCCTTTTTTAAAGATTGGTGGCGGTATTAGTGAGCCTGTAAGATTAGTTAAAAAATCTAATAACGTGGATGGTCAAACATTACAAGCGCGTAATCAGTTTACACTAATAACTAATACTGACTTTATAGACTTTTATGAGGCTTCGGCATCGCCTGTAACTGTTGGTGATAAAATTGGCGGAATGAGTAATGAGTTATACGATAATTTAACCATTGGCGGTGATTTTATTGTGACAGGTTCGACAGGGTATGACGGCACATACACTATTGCAAACAAGCTAGGGTTGGGGACTAATGTTATCGAGCTAACAACAGCGACATTTAGCAGCACAGCAACTAGCATTGCTACGTTAACAAGCACAACGTCAGAGCCTGAATATACGTCATGGGTGACTCTGAAAGATGCTGACATGACGCAAGTATGGATAAATATTGTAGCGCAACAAGGTTTATTTTATGAAAATAATGATGGAAAATTAACGTTACCTGTTAATTTTGAAATTGACTATCAGGAGCTTGTTGTAGGGACTTATGTGCCGACTGGCTCAATATATACGCACAGCGACACAATAAGCGGAGTTGATAGTAATTTAAAAGGAAAGACAATCGAGATAACAACAGGGTGGACGGGCGCAACAAGGGTTAGAGTGAGACGTACAAGTTACCACGATTTTAGTTTTGGAGGGTCGGTTGTTGATGAAATAAAATATGAGTCATTAAGTGCGGTTAGTGAATTAAGCGTGACAGATTTTGGCAACGTAACCACAGTGCAAACACTAACTAAAGCAACCACACGCGCCCTTGCGCTAAAAGAGCGTAAGTTTAATTGTATTGCAGGGCGTAGAATCCCAACTTACAATGGCACTGTGTTTAGCGGTGAATTTAATAATAATGGCTCAATATCTAGCGGAACTATTTATCAAACAAATAACCCACCCGATATTATTGCTGCAATCTCAAAAGACAAAACAATAGGTAATCTTGATATTGTTAATGATGTAGATATGCCGCAAATATACCAAACATGGTATAGCAATATAAATAACGAATCTTGGACGGGGGGTATAGATAACTTAGAGTTTAGCTACACGTTAGACTCTGATAATATATCTTTTGAAGAAACGGTACGCATGATTGCTGACGCTTGTTTTTGTTTAGCGTATCGCCAAAATGGTAAAATTAGATTTAGTTTTGATGGGTTGCAAACATCAAGTACCGCACTATTTACGCATAGAAACAAGAAGCCTGCAAGCGATGTTGTTAGCCGAAAATTTGCATCTGATGACCAATATGATGGGGTAGAGTTTGTTTATAACGACAGTGAAAGTGATGCACAAGAAACGATTAAGTTACCACTTGACCTAAGCGCAACAAACTATAAAAAAATAGAGTTAGCAGGCGTTAGGAATTATACA